CGGCCTTGCCTGGCCAGTCATGCTGGTACCCGGCACCGCACCAGCAGCGTTCGAAGACGCCGATGACCTTCAGGGCGGCCTCGGCCCGCTGCGTGTCCGTGAGCGGGCGGGGGCGGTCCTGCGGCAGGTCAGGCCGGCGCTCGATGCTGCTCAAGGCCGGGTGCCAGGTCACGCCTGCCTCCAGGTATGGCCTTCGTCGAGCCACCCGTGCCAGCCGTCGTCGGACTGCCCGGTGGTGTCGCCGCGTAGCAGGTTGCTGATGCTGTTCCGGATCTCCAGTGACCCGTCCGGGCACTCCCGGAACGTGTGCGGCGGCGAGCAGACATGCTGGACGCTGCGGGCAGCCGGCGGCGCACCAGGGTCACGGGCGTTGGGCTTCAGGAAGAACACGGCCGGAGTCCCGTTCGTGTAGTCACCCGTCGGCCCGAAATAGTCGCCTGGCCGCTCGATGCCGCCGAGCGAGGCGACACGGCGGCCGATCATCCGTCCCCGTCGTCATCAAGCGCGGCCCTGACCTCGCGGAGCCGCGCCGCCGCCCACAGGAGCATGACCAGCGCAGCCAGCACGGTCATCATGGTGCCCGCCTCCTGGATGCCATCGCGCGGCGCAGCCACAAGTCCATCGCGGTCGGGGGGCGGCGGCGTTTCTTGTACGGGTTGGTCGCGTTGCGCCACCGGTCGTAGCAGGGCCTGCACTTGTCCTTGGCGACGACCGGGGCACCGCACCCGCAGGTGGCGGTTACCGTCACTACCGCCCCCGATCTCACCCGCCGTGGTGAGTCACGCACCGGCAGTTACCTGCGGCATGTAGGTTTAGCCATGCCGGGTCCTGCCCCTATCAGTGCCTGGCGGCGCTCCGGTGCCTGCCTTTCGGGAGGGAGCAGGTGCCGGGGCCCTATCTAGTACCAGCCGTCCGCGAACCGCGCACCGGGAGCACCCGCCGCCTCGATTCCGCCGCGCCCGTTAGGCACGGTACCTGAGTCCTCGAAAGTGAAGATGGACGGCAGCGTGTTGACAACGTGACCTGGCTTGTCGACGGGGTCTGCGGGGCCAGTTGGGGCCACGTCGATCCGGCCGGCCGCCACGTCCTTCAGCGTCCCGATCGCGTCGAGATAGGCGAGGTAAACCGGGTCCATGGCGGACAGGTCCTTGCCCTTGCGGTAGATCAGGGTCGCGTAGAAGGTGGCGAGCTGGATGGCGCACGTACGGACCAGGTCCGGGACCGTCACCGCGGGGTTGGCTGCGTCGACCACGTAGCTCGTGCCGACGTAACTCGACACCTTCGCCGACGCCTGCGCGATCGCCGCGTTCAGCTGGGAGTCCTCCAGCATCGCGCAGGTCCCGGTGCCCGCGTCAGTTCCCGCGACGTTGGCCCGGATGTCGGAAGGAAGGCAGTACATGGCAGCCATCACGTCACCGCCTTTAACGCCGGGTCGTCTGGGGTGCCCGCGCAGCAGCGGCAGTTCCGGTCAGAGCACCGGTGGCAGGCGCCCCGGCGGCAGTGGGGGCACACCCAGTTGTCATCCGCGTCTGCTTCGGGGGTGCTCGCCGGGACCGGGACGGCGGGGGCACGGTGGCCGTTGCTGGCGGCGGTCACTGGTTCAGCCGTCGTCGTCGTCGTCGTCGTCCGCGCCTGCCGCTGCGGGCTGGCCCGCGCCGAGGTCACGGATCGCCGCGTGAAGGTCAGCGATGCCCGACGCGACGCACCCGGGCAGGTCAGCGGCCTCCACCGCGGTCATCTTCCCGAACAGGGCGTAGGCGGCGTGGACGCGGCCGATGAACGACGCGACCGGCTCGACGTCGGCGAGGTGAACGTCGACCTGGCCACGGACGGACATGACGGGCTACTTGTCCTTCGCGGCATCCGGGTCAACCGAAAGATCGGTTTGCGGGTCGGTGGCCTCCGGGGCGTTCCGCGGGTCCGCCGGGTCCGGGATGTCCTCGTTGACGGTGACCGTGGACGCGCCGGGCGGATCCGGGCGGGCGCCGAACGCCTCAGCGCGGGGGCGTTCCCCGAACAGGTCCTTCGCCCTGATCGCCGGGGCCGGGTCGTTCTGGTCGTTGGCGGGGCGGATGACGGGGCGGCGGTGCCGGGTGAGGAACCCGTGGGCCTGCTCGTCGGTGAGGGCGACCGTTTCCCCACGGTGCACTATGTCGGCCATCTTTTCCCCGCCCTTATCGGTGGCGGGCCTCGAAATCGACAAATTGGCCAACGCGAGCCAAAGGCGCGTAGTCGGCTTCGCCGCCGGCTTGGCCTCGGCTTCGGCGGGCTCGGGAGCAGACTTGGCTGCGGGCATGGGGTGATGCACCTCCGTGGCGATAGGGGAAAGCCCGCCACGAAGGGGCGGGGTCAGGTGTGGGTCAGGCCACCGGAGCGGAGCAGGAACGCGGTGCCGCAGGTGGCGTTCTTGCGGCAGTTGCAGCTCTCGCAGGCCCGGACGAGGTTCCAGAAATGATCCGTGCCACCCTTGTCGATCGGGTAGTAGTGATCAACGTGGTGAGTCTCGGCGCTCCCGCAGTAGAAGCAGGGATTGCCCTTGATCTCCTTGCGGCGGTCGACAGACAGGCGGCGGTCCTCGGCGGACATGTCCACCCGCACGCGCACGCGGCGACGGGCGTTCGCGGCCTGCCGGGCTTCCCGGTTGGCGGCGTTCCAGGCGCGCACCGCTGCCCGGTGGTCATCACCGTGGGCCAGCCGCCAGTTCCTCGCGTACTCCTGGAACTCGGCCTTCCGGCCCTGGTAGTAGGCGCGCATGTACTCCTGGTGCTGCTGCGCCTCACGGCGGTGCTCATGGCAGTACCCGGTCCCGTTGTCCGCGTGCAGGATCTGCCCGCAGCCGTCGTGCCCGCACTGCTCGGCCACCCAGTGCCTCGCGTGGTGATCCCAGCATCGCCCGGTCGTGTTACGTACGGTCAGGCGGTTCGGGCAGCCCGTGAGGGAGCACTCCGGCATGTCCACGGGAATGTAGATGTGCTCTACGCACCGGCCCGTGGTGTTGTCCGAGCGGAGCCGGTTGGGGCAGTTGCCCTCGGAGCAGAACGGGCGCTCGTCAAGGCGCAGCCGGGTCTGCTCGCGCAGCATGGCGTAGAGCCGCTCCCGGTACACCTGCGCCCGTGGGGACTCGCCGGCATGACGCGGGCAGTAGCCGGACTCGTTGTCTATCCGGAGTTGCCGGTCACAGCCCCTGACGCTGGCGCAGAACCGGGCCGGGGCGCGTGAGGTCGGGTACTTGTGGTCGTCGCAGTACCCGACCTGGTTGTCGCGCCTAGTCGGCTTCCCGCAGTGAGCGCACTCGCCCATGCCCTCGCCGATGTAGCGGTGTTCCTGGCACCGCCCGAGGGTGTTGTTCCTGCGGAGCGGTGCCTTACAGTCACCGTAAGAGCAGGTGGGACCGGCTTTCCGTGCCTCGGCGCGGGCGGTCTTGCGCCCGGCCATCTTGCGCACGTGGGCTTGGCGGGCCACCTGCGCGGCGCGCACTTCCCGGCAGACGGGGCAGCGGACCTGCGTGGTGGACGCGGGGATGAACGAGGCCGGGCAGTCTGCGCAGTTGCGCGGCTGAAAGACCTTCGGGGACCTAGACCTGGGGGCATTGCTATCCTGCATGGGTGTTGCACCGCCGTAATCGGTGTGGACACATCCCGGCGCCTGTTAACGCAGGTGCCGGGACTTTTTTCGTACAAGCCCCAGTATAGCAGGAATTCAACGCCCGAATGGACGTGAATTCTCCCCGTCAGGTGTTCGATTATACCCCGCTGAGCAGCACAATCGAAAGCGGCTGGTCGATCCCAACGGCACTGGACCTTTGTACGTCGCTCCTTTGAGTTTTGCGGGGCTCATCCCTATAAAGCGGGCCGGCTTGGTAGGGAAGCTCGTCCGCGATGAACCCGCAGCGATTCCGCTGCATGACTATGGCGTTTCCTGGCGGAATTTGCCTCGACACGAGAACGTCAAGGTTAAAAATCCTATTCGGAAGCACCCCGGTATACTGGAGCGACTCCGATGCTATATCGCCAATATACGGGGCGGCGAACGAACTGCTCTGAAGCAGGGTGTTCTTGGTGCCATGATTGATTATCATGGTATCGGCCTCGAATCCCAAGAATTGCGAGAATCCGATGCTGCTGGTGACCTGCGCGCCCTCGATGAGATATACCGAGTTGGCGATGTCCGCGCGGATGGTGGCATTACTGGAAGCCCACGCATTCGACACGGCGAGGGTCTGGATGCCAGCGTTCGCGACGATGGCCGAGAAAAAAGCCTGATTCCACGAGAAAACCATCGTGTTCTTGCATTGAGTGAGTTGCCTGGTCACGGGGTCGATGAGCTGCCGGCGGCGCATCTCGTCGGAGACCATGATGGCCATGGCGCGCTCGTGCGTGAACACGACGCGGGGAATTCCGACGCTGGTGGGGACGACGGGCACTTCCGCGAACTCGGCGCGGATCTCGGGGACGTCGTCGGCGTACATCGGCGTCGACTCCGCGTACCGGACGGCACCGGACTGCGCGAGGCCGCCCGCGCGGAGCACGGCGTCGACGATGAACTCATTCTGGGTCATGTCCAGGATGAGCGCGGGGATCAGCAGGGGGTCCTTGAGCAGGGCATCGAAGGTGATTCTCGGGCCGTCTAGGCTGGCATAGGCCGGTGTGGGCATGTCACCACTTCCTTCACGGGTCGCTTAATGCACCCGGCGGCGGAGGCCCAGGGCATTCGGTACGGGGGGTGCGCCTGGCGGCAATAGGGGGATGCCGGGGCGGGGGTTTTAACGCGGGGACGGGGGGCGGGGGCGCCTGTCAGCCGAGGAACCGCATGCGGCCGGTGGCGAGGGTCGCGACCACGACGCCGCCGGGCTGGGTGCAGCGGCCGATGATCGTAAGCGGGTTCGCGCCGCCCCCGAGGGTGTACGTGGTGACCTGACCGGGGGCGGCGGCAGCGACGAGGTACTCCCCGAACGCGGCGTTCGCGACGTACACCACGTGCATGTCGTAGCCGGGGCCGTACACGGGCGTGTAATCCGGCAAGACGCTGATGTCGACGAGCGGCGCACCCCCGGCGGCGGTGTCGGTGGCGCCCGCCTGGTTGGGGATCGGGGCGGCAGATACGCCGGCGACGCCCAGGACCAGCAGCGACGCGGCCCCGGCCGGGGAAACCGTGGTTGCCCCGGCGCCGTCAGCGGCGACGAGCTGGCCGCCCTGGACGAGCGCCGACACCTGGTAGCTAGCTGGGCCGCTCTTGTAGTGCTGCAAACTTCCTGGCACGGTGAGTCACCATCCTGTTCTCGGGCATGAAAAAAGCCCGCGACAGGGCGGGCGGAAGTGGTCTTGGGGGATTTAGTTGGACACGCCGGCCTGGCCGCCGGTTTCCTGCGCGGCGGTGAGCAGTTGCAGGGTGCCCCCGGCCGCGACGATCGCGGCGTACAGCTTCCCGGCCGGGTCCAGGGCGATCGGCTGGCCCTTGGGGAACGTCGCCGCCCACAGTGGCGCCCAGGTGGCGGAAGCCGTGGAGCCGCTGCCGTTGCCGTTCAGGGCGTCCGGGGTGACCGTCCCGGCGGCGACGGTCACCGTCGATGTCAGGATGTAGCGGCCGACAGCCATTCCGGGTACCTCCGGGGCGCTAGTTGCTGACGCCGACGGGCTCGCCGGTCGTGTCACGCATCGTGACAGCCCGCAGCGACGCCGCCAGGGCGGTCTCCTGGGCGGTAGTCAGCTCGATGACGTCGCCTTTCCGCAGCGCCGGCGTCGTGGCGGTGGCAGCGGTGGTGACGGTCACCACATGGCGGCCCACGGGGTTAAATGCCGGTCTGCGCGCGGTACGCCGCCACGAGCGTCTTGCGGTCGGTGACGGCCTGCTCCTCCGCTGCCCTCTCCGCGTCAGCGGAGAAATCCAGCGGGGTGCCGAGCTCACCGGACAGGTCGAGCATCTTCACGGTCTTGCCGACCTCCGCGAGTACCCGCCGGACGATCGCCCCCGCGTCGATAGTCGAGCCGTTCGCGAGCTCCACCACGTGGCCTTCGCCTTCAAGGACAGGCCGGGCCAGGTCGGTGATCCGCGGCGGGATGCCGTACTTACGGCTGTAGTGGTCCCTCTCCCGTTCGTAGGCGGCCCGGTTGAGTGCCGTGGTGACCCTAGCCAGCTCGATGGAGGTTTCCTCGGCGCGGCTGTTAGCGAGGTCGATGGCGGCCTGCGCCTCAGCGGACAGCGCCGCCCCGGCGGGCACGGCGGCAGTCACGTCGCCAGCGGCTGCGGCACCTGCGGCGGCCGTGGCGGTGTCGTCGTCGGGGAGGGAGTCGATGAGGGCCTGCAACTCCTCATCCGACAGCTCGTCCTCGCCTTCACCGCCTGCCGCTGCGGCCTCACCGCCGGCGGCGAGGACGGCGTCGAACTGGTCGTCGGGGAGGTCCAGCAGCCTGTTCAGCCGGGCCTCCTGCGCTTCGGTGCGTGCCATGTGGGGTTCCTCCGTAGCGGGAGTGCCGGGTGGCTGGACTGTTTCGGGCTGGCCGGTCGTGTTCACGACCGTGGTCACGGCAGACGGCAGCGTGCCGCCTTTCTCGTACTGGCCGGGCGGCATCGGCGTGGCGTACTGCTCGGCGGTCAGGTCGATGACCTCGCCGTCGCCGTCGTTGGCGGCCGCGATCTACTTCCACAG